CTCATTGACCAGACGTGGAAGTTCGGGCCATTTATGGCCCATGATGATATTATTGAAGCCTTTTATTACGCCTGTGTTTTTTCTTACGCACCGAGTATTGAGCGTGTAAAGCGTCCATTATTAGGTGATTCAACAAATAGGCACTTAGTTAGAGTTAGCAGACTTAACAACCATACACCGAAACGCAAGAAAAAGAAAAGTTGGAGACTTGCATGAAAGCACAGATTCAAGGAACGGCAGAAGAAAATAGAAATCTTATCGACTTCTCAAGCAACGAGAGGCGTATTTCTTGGCTACAAGACTTGCACAAGGGCGAACGTTATTATGAGGACAATCAGATAAATCAAGAGGAGTTAGAGCTTCTTGAAGACGCTGGGATGCCAACATTTACCTCTAATGATTCCACGCCAATTATTGACACGATGAAATACTTCGTTACGGCTAATGACCCTCGCTGGTCCGCTACTGGTCGCGGAGGCGATGACTCAGATGTTGCGGCAGTCGCTAATCGCCTTATGGACTATTCTTTTGAAAAGTCGGACGGGAAGATGCACATGGGGCAAGTTGCCCTGGACATTCTCACAAAGTCAAAGGGCGTATTGAATCTCTTTGTTGATTCGGAGTCTGACAGGGGAATGGGCGATGTTATGTTTGGCTCAATTAGCCCCGAAGATGTCTATGAAGACCCGACAAGTCGAGACATGTTTAGCCGTGATGCAAGCTTTATACAGGTTGCAAGGAATATGGCCAAGTCGAGCATTAAGCTTAAATTGCCTAAATATGCAAAGCAGATTGATAAGGCGAGTGGAGCACCACTTGTAGGTGACGGTGGTGATGGGTCTAAGCAGACCAAAAATGACCAAGTTGCCGAAGATGCTATTAACCCTGTTACTGGACAGTATGAGGATGTAATTCCATATATTGAGACTTATCGTAAAGTCCCTGTTGAGTTTGTTAATTTGATGGTGCGCGACATTCCATCAGTTGAGGAAATTAGCGAGATGAAGCTTGAGGGCCAAGTCTCACTTGAGGAACTTGCGATGGAAGTCGATGTTGCCTTGCAGGAAAAAGAAGCACAGTTGCAAGAAGCTGTTGATAGCAATGGTATGCTACCCGCCCGTATGGAGCTTGAAATGTCCAAGGAGCGCAGGCGCATGGAGAGTCAACTTGACCAGCAGACTGAGGCTTTTGCAAGTGCAGTTGAGCAACTAAAGGCGCAGATTAAGAGTATAGTCATTCGGCGTACAGAATATGATGACGCAATTAAAAAGGGGCTAGTCATTAAGGAAGATATTCTTGAAGAAATTCCCTTTTATGATATGCGCGTTATTCTTGAATGTAGCGTTGGTGATGATACTATGCTATATCGCATTGACCTTGACTATAAGCACTATCCTATAATTCCGATACCATACGTTTACACTGGCAATCCCTACCCTGTATCAGCAATGAAATATATGCTCGGTAAACAGGACGAAATCAACAAGGCTCATCAGATAATGATTCACAACGCAACACTGTCTAGCAATGGTCAGTGGTTGATTACAAAGGGTTCAGTAACAGACTTAGACGCTTGGGAGGATAATTCAACAATGCCTGGAGGTATTCTTGAGTATGTCTATAGTGGCCCAGAGAGTAAGCCAGAGCGCGTTCAACCTTTACCTTTGAACAACGCTTTTTACTCTGTTGTCCAAGAGGGTCGCGGGCAGATGGAGTATACGTCTGGGATTAACTCAGGGATGATGGGCATGGCAGATGTGTCAGACCGCGTTCCGTTTCGTTCACTAATGGCTAATGATGAGTTCGGTACACGCAAGCTCAAGTCGTGGATTCAGAGCGTTTTTGAGCCAGCACTTACTCATGCAGGCAAAGTCTTCATTGACATTTCACAACATGTTTATAAAGTACACAAGATTTTCAGGATTGTAAAAGAGGGTGGTTTTGATGAATACGAGTTGAATATCCCACTATACGACAAAAAGGGTGACATCGTTGGCAAATATCTTGATTATGAGACTGCTAATTTTGACATTCGTGTTGTGTCTGGTTCAACATTCCCAACCAACCGTGAAATGCGCGAAAGCAAATATTACGAGTATTTCAAAGATGGCTTAATTGATGATATTGAGATGATTAAATATACAGACATCGAAGATAAAGAGGGTGTTATCCAGCGCAAGAGTGTTAATGCTCAGTTGCAGGGCAAGATTGAAGACCAAGAGCAAGAGATTAAACAGCTCAAGGGTGACAATGAGACACTTGAACGCCAGGTTGTGCAATCACGTATTAAGATTAACTCCAATGCTGGTGAGCTTGAAACACGCAAAGATGTGTTGCAGACCGAAGCCGCGATGAAGTCATACCGCGATAAGACAGTCAATGAGTTTAAAGCATTCCAAGACAGAATCAGCTTACTTGAAAAGCAGGCTGGTAATCAAAATAAACAAAATGAAGCCCAGGTTTAGCGACTTGGGTACTCATGCTAATATTGTGTAGTAGGTAGTACTACATTATATTAAAGACGAAAGGGAACACAATGAGTGACAATAACAGTAACGATTTAAACTTCAATGACAATTCGTTTGCATTGATGGATGATGAGCAAGATTTAGCAGTTATGGCTTTGGCTGAGAACAAGCAGGGGCCATCTGATACGGGCAACCAAGAAGTTGACCGCCTGAACAAGTCTAATGCTCAACCCGCAGAGTCAAAGAGTGGGGCTGAATCAGATAAGTTGGTCGAAACTATTGCCATGCAGGGCGAGCAGATTAGCCAGTTAGTTAATATGCAATCCCAGAATATACAGAATACGCAGAATCAGCAGGTAGACGAGAAAGTCCAGCCTAAAAATCTGAAAGAGGCTTTAGGGCTTCCAGATGATTTTGTCTATGATGATGCAGAAGCTGTTGATGACCCAGAGAGTGATTCAGGTAGACTTCTCAATGCGCGTATTGCGATACAGCAAAAGCGTATGCAACTGGCCGATACCGAAAAGGCAGACGCCAAGGCAAGTGAGACAGAATACTTGAAACAAAAAGATGCATTAATGAAGCAATACAAGCTGGACGAAAAGGGCTATGCCAAGTTTGAAAAGCAGATGGAGCAAAGACAATTTTCTCTTGAAGATATGTATTTAGCTATTAATCGTCAACAATATGCTGAGAATGTTTCGCGCTCAACGGCAAGACAATTTTCATCACAGCGGGAGCGGATGACTACAAACATTCCTTCTCTTGCAAACAACGCTGGAGCGCCAAAACAGCCTCTTAGCGATGCTCAAGTTTTCAACACTTTTTTCGCTGTAAATGACAAGACGTTTGAAACAACAATCTAATTAAAGGATAACAATAATGTTAAGTTTTATAAATCGGTCTGATGACTATAGCCGAATCACTGGAGGTGATGAGCCTCTTACAGTGATGCACCCTGCAACTGACCTGAATCAAGCAGACGTTGCGGAAGTAACAAGGGCAAGTAACCCTGATACTGGCGATTTAAGACGCTCGTATGACTTTGGTAGCTCATATACCAAACTTAGTTACTTGCGTGACCCGTATCTTCATCACTTAAACATGATGCGGAAAGTCAAGACGACTGACCCGAATTTCAAGGTAACAACCAAGAAAAATTCAGCCGCTTTCAAGCGCTTTGGATATGTAATGGGCATGAGTGCCGCTGGCGAGCAAGTTTCAGCAGATGTTGCGCTGACAAACTCAGCAGCTTCAACCCCCAGCACAACCAATTACAAACAATTGCTTGTGCATGACACAAATTATTTTGCAAACGCCGCATTGCCAGCCGCCGATTCAGAGTTTTGCCTATTGATGATGGGTGACTTTACAATCATTGGCCAGACTGAGAATAAAATCGGTCAGACAATGGCAAACGGAATTACAATAGGTGAGTCAGGCACGAAGCCTAATTTCATTCACCCGAACCAAACACTTCGCATTCCCACAACTTCGTCTACTCCAGTATTAGCTGGAAGCGCCGTAACTGTTGAAGATTATGCGCTTGTAAAAGTTCGTAGTGTTTACAATATTACAAATACAAAGTCTGGCGATACAGATGCCGCGATTGAAGGAATTATGGTAAATGTACTTTTACTGAAACTTCCATCAGCCGCTACCAAACCTTCAGCTTATCGTTCTACAGCCGCTTTCAATCAAGCGACTGCATTGCTGACTGACACAGCACACGGAACTGGCGCAAGTAGCATTGCTCAGAAATTAGAGCCTATGCGCACCTATGTGTCTGGTACTGCTTACCATGAGCTTTCAGGCTTTGGTGACGTTCATCGCGACAAACAATTCACAGTTGATAACGGTTTGACACAAATCTTCAAAAAAGAAGCCATCATGTCTTATCGTGCAATGTCAACTGAGTTGAAGTTTGAGAAAAATCCTTGGAACGAGGAATGGCGCGACAAAATGCTTGAGATGAATATGGATATGGCTCAGACAGCATATTTCGGCGAGCAAATGACCGATGCTGATGGCGTTACATACACCGAAGGTATTGTGAATTATGTGTTGAACAACGGTAATCAGTTTGCCCTTGACCTTACAAGCAAGACTTATGATGACTTCCTTGAAGACATGAGCGCATACAATGACCCACGCT